CTAAGTATCTTCCATTTCAGAAATTGCTCAACGGTTACCATTATCTACCTTGTGACTTGTGTAACATTCGTACATAGCGATTGTAAAAGCCTGTTGCTATGGTATTGAAAAATTTAAATAGTGTGAAGTTAATTGAAATCAGCATTTCCATCTCTTTCTAGCTTGTCTTAAACGGCTATTAGGATTTTTTGCTGCTTTAGGAAACTTTTTCATTTGCCCTGCACTTCTTGCACAATAGGACTTTCTTCGTTTGGCAGCTTTGCTCCCCGGCTTGACTTTGCCAGTTACTGCTGTCTTAAGTTTTGATCCGGGATTGTCTTTACGATACTTAGCTACACCTTTCGCAGTCATACCTGCACCGTCTTTGGTTTTGCGTTTATGACCACCTTTGATGGTGTGACCTTTCATTGTACCTTTCTCAGACATTCGTGCTACCTCATTGTTACCAAGAGGGCAAGTTGCCCTGCCCTCCTGAGTTAGTTATTTAAGCGAAAGACGCTGCAGTTTCTGCAGTGCCAAGTTCTGCAATAACTGCGAACACTCTGACCTTACCATCGAAAGTTGCTGTATTAGCAATTAAGTCGATAGTATCAGCGGCAGTGTAGAACTTACCTACGCTTGTTGTACCTGAAGCTAAAGCAGTATGACCTGCAACTGCTGCAGCATAGATATCATCATCGGCATCGTCACCTAAGTCAAGAACTGGAGAACCAGTTGATGCTAAAGTAAGAACCTCAAGACCTGCCATAAGAACCAAACTGTTAGCAGGAAGTTCAAAAACTTCTACTGAGTCTGATGTAGTAAGGCTTGTTGATGAGAAGTCTAGAACAACTTCAACGATCTGAGGTTTAACACCGATAGGAACACCTGCGACAGCATTCGTAATACTATAATCTGGCATTATCTAGTCTCCCTATTAAGCGAAATCAATGACGCCACGTACAAGAGCTTCAGGTCTAAGGACTTTTCTTCCGAAGACATGTAACCCTCTAACAACGTCAGAGAATGATTCAGTTGAACGTACCACTTCAGTCTTTGCGATGTGAGACGCTGTAGCTGCAGCAGAAATGTGACCTGCCATAACAAGATTTTCAGAACCATCTGTTGCTAGTCCTGATAATGTTACTTGGTCTGTGCCTGCTGTGCTGTTTAGTGCAGTAGACTTGTAGCATCTGAAGCCTGCAAGTGTACCGGGAGTTGCAAGTCCGTTTCTTAGGTTAGAAGTTGCATCGCCAGTTACCTGTACTTCAGCAATCTTGTTTCCTGCTTGAAACATCTTCTCGTAGAAGATTGGAGGAGCAACAAACCATCTGTTCTCTTCTGGTACAGACTGATCATCCATCAATCTTGCCATTAATAGCATAAGATTGATACCTGCATCATCAGCTTCTACGTTAATAGGAGCAGATGCTGTACCTAAAGTTGACTCAGTAGTTGTTAAACCACCTGAAACACTTGCATCATCAGCACCTGCAATACCTGCACCGTTTGCTAATGTCTGCAACACGTTTGCATCATATTTTCTCTTCAAAGAAAAAGCACCTGAAGAAGTTGCTAATGCTTCAAAGTTAACATGCGAGTGTCTTTCCTCGATGTCATCAATTTTAAATGCAAATGCGTTAGCTTGGTCAACGGTCAATGTAATTTGATCGTCTGCCAAGTCTTGAGTGTTTACCACAGAACCCCTTGAATAACTAGATACAGTTATTGTTGGTTCTTTGATAATATTTACAGTGTCACCAAAGTTTTCAATTTCACCAGTGTAATCAGTATTCGTAATATCTTCTGCAACCGAAGCACGTCTGAAGAACTTGAGAACTTTTTGGCTAAATATCTGAGGAGCAAAATTACCTGACGGTAAATTATTGTACCCAGAAGCGGAATCGAAAGCCATTTTCTCTCTCCTTTTTTGAGGTTTTAGCTGTTCATGTCAATTCGCCCTTCTTGCCGTGCTAGATCGATATCAGCTTCAAACTTTTCGAACTCCCACGACTTGAGTCTGGCGATGTCAGAGCCTTTCCAAATTTTCTTGTTTGCATTGAGGTCTGTCTTTATCTCTTTTGCTCTAGGAGATGTAACAGCCATTGCAGCAGAAACGTCTGGTTTTTTACTCTGTTGTTTTTTGGTTGTGATCCCTGCGTCTGCTTTGTAGAGATCAATAACCCTTGCGGCTAGTCGAGCATTTGTGTTGTTTTTTAACACACCATCACTAATAGTGGTAGGTTGTTCTTCTAGCCAGTTTAAGAACTTTTCATCTGTTTTTATTTCTTCAAAGTCAGGATGTAAAGTCTTGAGTTCACGATAAGCGACCTTAACCAAATTTTCTTTCTCACGAGCTTTCAAAGTTTTAAGTTCTTCTTGAAGTTGTTGAGCTTGCTGATTAGCTTTTTCTGAAGCTATAGTCTGCATTACATCATAAACATCAGGATATTCTTGCCTAAAATTTTCTAGCTCTTCGGGAGTTTTTGGCAAAGGAACATTAACATTAGATTGTTGCATTGCACTTTCTAGTTGCTGTTCTTTTGTTTTAAACTCCTGTATCTTTTGATCGTAGTGACGCTTCAGATCATCATACCGTTTCTTGTAATCATGCTCTTGAGCAGTCTCTTCTTTCTTTGCAGATACGAAAGTTTCTTCCTGTTGCTCTTCCTCTTGAGTAGCCACTTCTAATGTGGGGTCTTGAGTTTGCTCATCTTCATCATCTTTGTAGACATCATCACGATACTTACCACGATAAAGATTAGGATTATTTATAACTCCATCGGAGTCATTTGGTTTGTTGGCTCTTACACCACGAACTTGTTGTTTTGCCATAGTTTTTTACCTCATTCTTGCAGTGCCACTGGCTGTGGGTAGCTGCTTCGGTGTGTCAGGGCCACATATGTGGG